TCGCTGAAGATGCTGCGATCAATCTTGCCTAACGAATTGTTAGACTTGCTTGAGTTCGCAAGGTCGCCTCGTGTCATCTACCCAGATGGCACGTCGGATCAGCTTCATATGGTGAGTTCGATGGGGAATGGTTTCACTTTTCCTCTACAAACTCTCCTTTTCTCGACTATCGTTGTAGCCTGCTATCGTATACTGGGTATTCCCCTAGTCTACGACAGAAAAGGGCCTAGCAACTGGGCGGTCTTTGGCGATGACATTATTGTCCGAAAGGACAGTTATAATGTTGTCGTTAGAGCCCTCCAGATGTTTGGCTTTATCGTGAACGATGACAAATCGTTCAATGCAGGATACTTCCGAGAGTCTTGTGGTGGTGACTACTTTAGAGGCCATGAAATCCGTGGCGTCTACTGTAAATCACTTGCCACAAGTGCAGACGTCTACTCCGTCATTAATCGGTTGATTAGGTGGTCGGCGCTTAGTGGTATCTTGCTTCCCTCCACGATCGCTGTCTTGAGGGGGTGGGTTGAATATCTACCCATTCCTTATCACGACGGCGATGCAGAAGGTATCAAGGTGCCTTACGCGCCTGCCGCATTGAAAAGAGATGTTTTCACTGGTGCTGTAATCTATAAAGCACTGGTGAAGCGTCCCCGATCAATGCGTATGCCTATATCACCCGATGAGAGACTAAGCTTCCTTCACTATAAACGTAGGCGAGAAATCGCTTACAATGGTGAAGGTCTCCTAATCTCATTTGTCGGAGGATTTATCCGGAACGGGAGAATCGGGCTGAGAAATCAGTACGACTCTTTTAAAATCCGACGCCGGCGAACCTCAAGATGGTCTCAATGGGACGAGAGCCTCAGTATCGTAAAGGATACTGAATTGCTTATCGCTGTTGAGCCCCATTCTGTGGTTGCTAGCCCGGTAGGGTCACTGCGAAGGTTACTTTTAAACGTTAATTCGTCTAAAAGGCCTAAGCAGTTTCCCCTAGGTGACGATTGGGTAATCGTTACCGAACTCTATAATCTTTAGATTGTAGAGTCCCCGTATCTTGTTATAAGCAGAGTTGCTTATCGCAAGCTACGCCCCGCACGCTTCTTCTTCCATGGAGCAGATAGGGCCTCACGGCCCTACCAATCCCATAAAGACCTTGCG